AAGACCTGAAAAAAGAAATTATTAAGACACGCTTGTTTAATTTAAAAGTGTGTCCCGAGTGCTGGGATCCTGATCAACCTCAGTTGCAGTTGGGTATGTACCCAGTGGATGATCCACAAGCTGTACGAGAGCCACGTCCTGATGTAAGCTATCAAGCTTCTGGTACTAGCGGTTTACAGATTCTGTTGACTAATAGTACTGCGCCAAACGGTTTTGGTTACCCAAATCAAGGCAGTCGGGACATTCAGTGGGGATGGAATCCTGTAGGGGGTTCAAGAGGTTTTGACAATCCTTTGACACCAAATTACTTGGTGTTGAACATAGAAGTTGGTACAGTTACCATATCGACAACATAAGGAGCTTAATATGGACAAAGCAGATTTGAAACAAGACAAGAAGATGATGGCTGGAGCCGTGCATAAGCACGAAAAAAAGCTGCATCCCGGTCAGCCTATGACTAAGTTTGCCAAAGGCGGCAAGACAAATGCTCAGATGAAATCTCTGGGTCGTGGTTTGGCTAAAGTAGCTAACCAGAAGAAGTCTTCCTTCACATACAAAAAAGGTGGCTAATATGGCTAAGTTCAGTCAAAAGCAAGGCGGTAAAGAAGTTGGCAATGCCGAAGTCTATGCTAAGCCACACACCATGACCGGTGAAAAAGTTGAGCTGGGTAACGGCTACAGCGGCGCTAAACCTACTCGCGCAGACACAGTAAACATGTCGGTTGGTAACGTCAACCGTGATGGCTACAACCCTGATGTAAAGACAACTGGTATCAAAACTCGCGGTAATGGATGCGCTACTAAAGGCACGATGGCACGAGGCCCAATGGCATGAACTACGCGCAGCTTGTTGCATCTATTCAAGCGTATACGGAAAATAACTTTCCGGATATAACGCTGTCTGACAGTACTGTAGAGACTACAGCTGAACAGATCAATCGATTTATCCAACAAGCTGAGCAGCGTATTTATAACAACATTCAGTTCCCGTCACTACGTAAAAACATGACGGGCGTACTGCAATCGAGTAACAAATACTTGTCTGCCCCAGATGACTTCCTTGCTGTGTATTCTTTGGCTGTCATCACAGATGTAACGGGTAGTAATTTAAATACTGGCACGTATGAGTACTTGCTTAATAAAGACGTAAATTTTATTCGGCAAGCGTACCCCACACCTAATGACACAGGCGTGCCTAAGTACTACGCTTTGTTTGGGCCAACTGTCAGTGGTAGCACTATTACAAACGAGTTAAGTTTTATTATTGGCCCAACGCCTGATGCTAGCTACAACGTAGAGTTGCACTATTACTATTATCCTGAGTCAATCACAACCGCTCTAACATCTTGGTTAGGTGAAAACTTTGATTCTGTGTTGTTGTATGGTTCGTTGGTAGAAGCGTATACATTCATGAAGGGTGAAACCGACATGGTTGCGTTGTATAACCAAAAATACATGGAAGCGCTTGCGCTGGCTAAACGTCTGGGTGATGGTATGGAGCGTCAAGACGCTTATCGTTCTGGCCAATATAGACAGGCGGTGACCTGATGGCTATTCAACAAGGCGCTACCGATGCGTTTGCAACGGGTCTAATGAATGGGGTGTATAACTTCACTACGGACTCGTTTAAGATTGCGCTATACACAGGGTCAGCATCGTTAGGTCCTGATACAGCTATTTATACAAGCGCAAATGAAGTTGTAGCTACAGGCTATACGGCTGGCGGCATAGCGTTAACTGTATCTGTTGCGCCTACTTCTGCAAATAATACAGCGTATATTTCATTTACCAATGTTACTTGGAACGCGGCTTTAACTGCTAGCGGGGCTTTAATCTATAAGTCTGGCGGTACTAATCCGACTGTATGCGTTTTAGATTTTGGCGCAGAAAAAATATCTACGGCTACTTTTACAATACAGTTCCCAACTGCAAACAGTTCAGACGCAATTATTCGCATCACCTAAGGAAAAAACATGGCATTGGTTACAACCACCAAAGGCGAAATGGACGAATCTCTTCTTGAGAAAAGAGAAGGCTTCGTTGATAATGACAACGAATACACAACATGGCTTGAGTATTGGCACGAAGGTGAGTTGGTTCACCGCTCTGCTCATGTTGGATTGAAGAAATCCGTAAGTTCTGCGGTAGAAGCCGCATCTTTTAATTAAGGAGCCTGATATGGCAAATACTCAAGCAATGACAACAAGTTTTATGGGTGAGCTAATGACGGCCACTCATAATTTTGGCACTGCCCCTGTTCGTGCAACCGGCGCAACTGATGCGTTTAAAGCTGCTTTGTATTTGGCATCTGCCACAATGAATGCTAGTACTACTGCATATACGGCAGTAAATGAAGTGTCTGGTACTGGCTACTCTGCGGGCGGTGTTGCGGTTACGTTTGCAACTCCTCCTACAGCCACTAATTCTTCTGCTACTGCGGGTGTTGCGTTTGTTACGCCTTCGGCTAGTATTACCTATACCACAGTAACTTTGGCTACGGCGTTTGATGCCGTGTTGATTTATAACTCAACACAAAGTGACAAGGCGGTAAGCGTTCATACTTTTGGTTCACAGACAATTACCGCTGGTACGTTTACTTTGACAATGCCAGCGAATACAACTTCGACTGCTTTGATCCGTTTGGCTACAACCTAATAGGACTGGCGGGGTAACTCGCTAGAGTAGCCATGTTTGGTATCTCCGCATTCGCCGAAGCGCCGTTCGCCTCGCTTGCGGGGCAAGCAACGGTAGTAGTTGCACTTACTGGCGTTTCTTCATCGGGCGCAGTAGGAGCGGTTGCGGCTGATATCTCGGTATCTTTAACAGGAGTACAAGCAAGCGGGGAAGTTGGGACAGTAACCGCTTCTGTTATTCAAATTGTTGCTATTACAGGTGTTCAAGCTGATGGCGCGGTTGGAACGGTAGCGGTTGCAGAAAGAAGTATTGGGCTAAATGGGGTTAGCGCAAACGGCGCGGTAGGTGACGTAGCTTTTGCCAAACTTATAGCGCTTACTGGAGTGGAGGCTGTTGGTGCAGTAGGGGATGTTACAGAAACTAACAACCCAACTGAGACTGGCGTTTTAGCTATAGGTTCAGTTGGTAATGTAGGAGCCGTTACAACCGTGGCGCTTACAGGGGTTCAGGCTTCTGGCGCGGTAGGTACTGTAGTTGCAGCTAAGTCGTTTGCTTTGACTGGTGTTCAAGCATCTGGCGCGGTTGGAACTATGGGCGTATTTTATTGGTCGTTAATTGATGACAGCGAGAACGCAAACTGGCAAAATATCAACAATAGTCAAACATACGCGTGGACGCTTATAAATACCGGGCAAAATGCTGACTGGCAAGAAGTTGAAATGGTGAACTAAGGAAACGGCATGACATTTGTTGTTGCAGACCGAGTAAAAGAAACTACCACTACGACGGGTACGGGCACTATTACGCTCTTGGGAGCGTCTACAGGCTTTCAATCTTTTGCTATTATTGGTAACGGCAACCTGACCTATTACACCATTGCAGGGCAGACTGGTAATGAGTGGGAAGTAGGTATTGGTACGTACACATCTTCTGGAACTACGCTTGCGCGTACGACAGTCTTGTCCAATAGCTCTGGTACACAGCCCAGTGCGTTAAGTTTTTCTGCTGGCACTAAAGATGTGTTTGTTGCCTACCCCGCTGGAGTTAGCTCTACAAATGGCGTGATGGTGCAAAGCGATACCGTGTCTGAAAGCGTAACAATCAGCACAGGAGCAAATGGACTTTCTGTTGGCCCCGTAACAGTTGTATCAGGTAAATCTGTGACAGTGGCTTCTGGCCAAAGGTGGGTGGTTATATGAGCACTATTTCAGCAGGAACAACTACAACTACGGCGCTGGTCAGCACAGCGGATACCACAGGCAATTTGGTACTTACACCCACATCTGGATTGGTTACTGTTAACGCTACTGGTGCTTTGACTGTTCCCGTTGGAACAACTGCCCAGCGCCCTGCTACTCCTGCAAACGGAATGTTGCGTTTAAACTCTTCAACCAATGTCTTAGAAGTTTATTCAACAAATTTGGCCGCTTGGACTACTATTACTACGTTATCTGTTCCACCTTCTACTGTTGAATATCTAGTAGTTGCTGGCGGTGGTGGCGGTGGTGGAGATCAAGGCGGCGGTGGTGGTGCGGGCGGTTTACTTACTGCATCAGGATTTGCCGTTGCTACAGGATCTGCAATTACAGTTACTGTTGGTGCTGGCGGAACTGCTGGAGCCTCTACTGGTAGAGGTGGTAATGGAGGTAATTCAGTATTTAGTTCTATTACTGCTACAGGCGGTGGTGGCGGTGCTGGTTACAACGGGGGCACTCCAATTAACGGGGCAAGCGGAGGCTCAGGCGGTGGCGGTGGTGGTACTTCATCTAATACAGGTGGTGCTGGAACATCAGGTCAAGGATATGCTGGTGGTGCTGGAGATACTGACGGAGTAACTAGTGGATATGGCGGTGGAGGTGGCGGAGCATCTAGCGTTGGATCCAATGCAAGTTTTGCTTCAAGAACTGGCGGTAATGGTGGAACTGCTACATCTTCGTCAATTTCAGGTTCTGCTGTAACTTATTCTGGCGGAGGTGGAGGTGGCGGCGATAATCGCGGAACACCGGGCACTGGAGGTTTAGGCGGAGGCACGGCTGTAACTGCTAATAAAGGTGGCGGCGGTGATGGAACTCGTACAGGTGTTGGTAATGCCGGAACTGTTAATACAGGCGGTGGCGGTGGCGGTGGCCCATATGATGGCACAAGACGACCCGGCGGCGCAGGTGGTTCAGGTATTGTGATTATTCGTTATGCGGATAGTCTTGCCGCCGCAACATCTACCACTGGCTCACCAACCGTAACTGTAACGGGTGGGTATCGCATTTATCAATGGACTGCTTCTGGTTCAATAACATTCTGAGGTTAAACATGGCACATTTTGCAGAAATCGGATTAAACAACACGGTGTTGCGCGTTATTGTCGTAAGCAATGACGATTGCAAAGATCAGCATGGCGCTGAGTCAGAAACAATTGGCGCTAAGTTTTGCCATGACTTGCTAGGCGGTGTGTGGCTGCAAACCAGCTACAACGGCAATATGCGTAAGAACTACGCTGGCATTGGCTACACATACGATTCCACCCGTGATGCGTTTATTGCGCCAAAGC